ACAGCCAAAAAAGATGCTAAAAACCCTTTTTTCAAATCAAACTATGCAGACCTAAATTCAATTAGGGAGGCATCAATGCCACACTTAAATAACAATGGTATTGTGGTATTACAGCCAACTGCCTTTATTGATGGCAAAAACTTTATTAAAACAATCCTTTTGCACGAAAGTGGAGAAAGTATCGAAGCACTAACTGAAATCATTTACAGCAAACAAAACGATGCTCAATCGCAAGGATCAGGAATAACCTATGCAAGAAGATACGGTTTGCAATCATTGGTAAATGTTGGAGCAGAAGATGACGATGGAAACAAAGCAAGTAATCCAACACCACAACCTGCACAAGTTGAAAAGGCATGGTTAAATAAAGATAGTGAGCAATTTGCAAAGGCAAAAGAATGGTTGCAAGGCGATGGCACTATTGATAAAATTAAAGTGAAATACAGACTATCAAAAGAAGTAGAAACCCTTTTAACAACTTTGTAAAATGAGCAACCTTAATATTTATCAAATCGAGCAAGAGTATTTAAACCTTGCAAATCAATTAATCGAATCGGGAGGAGAATGTTCTCCCGAACTCGAATTGCAACTTACAATCAACCAAGAGCAGTTAGAACAAAAAGCAAGAGGATACGGATTTGTTGTTAAGCAAATGGAAAGCGATGTATTAATCATAGATGCCGAAATAAAGCGATTAGGCGAACTTAAAAAGGCAAGGCTTAGAACTATTGAACGATTGGAAACAACTGTAAGTAATGCAATGCAATTGTATCAGATTAACAAGTTAGAAACTCCTACCTTAAAGATTAGCTTCCGCAAAAGTGAATCAGTTGAGATAGATAATGAGGCTGATATTCCTGCACAATTTTTAAAGGAAAAAACAACTTACACAATTGATAAAACTGCAATCAAAGAAGCCATCAAGAAAGGTGAGGTTGTTATCGGTGCAAGGTTGCAAATTAATCAAAACATTCAAATCAAGTAATGAAATCAACTTTTTTCAGCACCGTTAAAGATGGTAAGTTGCAAAAAAACACTACTCAAAATATCCTCCAATGTTTAGCACCGTTGGAGGGTAAAAGAGTGGTGGTAACTATTGAAAAGCAAAAGAGTTCAAGAAGTTTGCAGCAGAATAAGTTATATTGGGTTTATATCGACATTTTAAGCAAAGAATTGGGCCATAGTAAAGACGAAATGCACGAACTTGTAAAATATAAGTTTTTAAAATTAAAACGCTTTATAAGTGTTGTAAATGGCAAATCAGTTATCTTAGCACTTGAGGATGGAATTTATGTTGATGTTAGCACTGGCGAAATTCACGACATTGAAAAAGTTGAGCCTTATGATAAGATTGGATCAACAACCACCTTAACCAAATCAGAGTTTATTGATTTTATTGATAACCTAATTACTTGGGCTAAAGACTTTCTTGGAATTACTTTGCCATCACCAGAAGAACAACAAACAATTAATTATTAATTATGGAAAACTACCCACAAAAATTTATTGACTATCACGCCAAATATCCCAAAGTTTACGAGTATTACAAAGGAGTAATTGCTCAGCTTATAAACAGAGGATTTAAGAAGTATTCATCCGATGGAGTTCTGCACATTGTAAGATTTACAAAGCACGATGAAATTAAGAAGGATGGATTTAAGGTCAATAATAACTATACTCCTTACTATGCGAGGTTGTACGAAAGTGAACATCCTGAGTTAAAGGGATTTTTTGCCAAAAGAAAAGTTAAACAAATAAACTAAAAACAAAAAAATGATATACAGAGACCATTTTCAAAATTATAAAAGTTATGCAATTCCAAAGGCTCAATTAATAATTGCAGATATTCCTTACAACTTAGGAAACAATGCCTATGCTTCCAACCCTGCTTGGTATAAAGATGGTGATAATAGCAATGGTGAAAGTGCTTTGGCAGGAACTTCTTTTTTTGATACAGATGAAGATTTTAGACCTGCTGAATTTATGCATTTTTGTAGCACAATGTTAAAAGCTGAAAGCAAAAAACCAAAAGTAGAAGGCGAGGCAAGACAAAAGAGCGAAGCCCCTTGTATGATTATATTTTGTGCTTTTGACCAACAAATGTATTTAATAGAATTAGCAAAAAGATACGGATTGAATAACTACATAAACTTAGTATTTCGCAAAAACTTTTCTGCTCAGGTATTAAAAGCAAATATGAAAATTGTAGGCAATTGTGAATATGGCTTGGTGCTTTATAGAGATAGATTGCCAAAGTTTAGAAACAAAGGCAAAATGATTTTTAATTGCATTGATTGGCCTCGAGATAATGAAAGCGAAAAAATACATCCAACACAAAAGCCTGTTGAATTATTAAAGACTTTGATTGAAATTTTTACAGATGAAGGCGATGTTGTTATTGACCCTTGTGCAGGAAGTGGAAGCACAATTATTGCAGCCAAAAGATTAAAAAGAAAAGGTTTTGGATTCGAGATTAAAAAAGAGTTTTGGACTAAAGCAAATCTATGGATTGAAGAAGAGGAATTAGCAAGAAAAGAAATTATAGAGTATGGATTTGCTAAGAGCAAAATAGAAAAAGAAGGGCCAACACTTTGGAGTTAATTAAGTTTGCAGATTAAAAAAATAATCCGTAACATTGCAAAACCGTTCTTAAAATTTACAATTAATAGTTGTGGCCATACAACTTAACAAAATAAAGGTGGAAACACCGATATAAGCGAACCCTCGTATTTCAAATGGCCTTGAGATACTGAGGGTTTTTGCTTTTAATACATTATGGAAAATATTAAATTTTCAATAACAGAAGATTCAAGTATTAAACTTGATTTAAAATTAGAAAGTGGTAAAATAATTACTATTACTCACATTGCTGAACACGAACCTTTATCAATTAGTGATTTAGAAGATGCAAATGCAAAACTTTCAACTGCAATTAAAACATTAAGGTCAATTTTAAAATAAATTATTATGAAGAAATCATTTTTACTACATAAAGATTCACTTTGCATTTTAGATAAAATGTCAAATGAACAAGCTGGAATATTTATTAAAGCAATTTATTTTTATCAAATTAATGGAGAGTTACCTTTATTAGATTTTGCTTTAGAAATGGCAATTACTCCATTTATAAACCAATTTGTTAGAGATATGGAATTATACAAAAAAACATCAGAAGTAAGAGCAGAAGCGGGAAGCAAAGGAGGTAAGCAAAAGGTAGCAAAACAAGCAATTGCTACCAAAAGCAAACAAAAGGTAGCAAAGGTAGCAGATAATGATAGTGATAGTGATAGTGATAGTGATAGTGTTAATGATAATGAAAGTAAAAATATAAATATTTATAAATCTTTTCTGCATCTATCAATATCAAATGAAGAAGTACATAAACTAAATTTAGCAGGTTACACCAAACAACAGATTGACGATGTATTAGAATCAATTGAAAACTACAAAAAGAATACAACCTATGTTAGTCTATATTTGACTGCAAAGAAATGGCTGAACAAAGAAAGAATTGAAAATCCACCTCCAACAGAAGTTAAACGCCCAATGGTATATTAATTATGACAATAGCAGTAATAGAAAAGGAATCAAAGCGTGAATATCTAATTGATATTTCCAAAGGTGGCGAAAATAAACAGACTTGCCCAGCTTGTTCTCACGAACGTAAAAAGTCAAAAGATAAATGCTTTAGCTACAATGCAACAAAGGAAGTAGGAAGTTGCTCTCATTGTGGTAAGGCTTTTTACAAGAAGTTAGAGAAATTAGAAAATAACTACCAAAGGATTGAATATAAACGACCGATTTGGAAAAACGAAACAACACTATCCGAAAAGTTAGTTAAGTGGTTTGAAACAAGGAAGATTAGCCAAAAAACACTTTTAAAGGCAAAGATTACAGAGGGATTAGAATGGATGCCACAAACAAACGGAAACATTAACACCGTACAATTTAACTACTTTAGAGATGGTGAATTGATAAACGTAAAATATCGCACTGGCAACAAACAATTCAAATTGGCAAAAGATGCTGAGTTGATTTTTTATAATCTTGATGCAGTAAAAGACCAAAAAGAAATAATAATTGTTGAGGGTGAAATTGATTGCCTAACATTAATTGAATGTGGGATTGAAAATGTTATTAGCGTTCCAAATGGTGCTACAATAGGCAGAAACAATCTTACTTATTTAGACAATTGCATAGACCTATTTGATGAAGATACAAGGTTTATATTGGCGTTAGATAACGACCAAGCCGGGAATAGTTTAAGAGATGAATTTGCCAGAAGATTAGGAGTTGAAAACTGCTCAAAGGTAGCGTTCAAAGATTGCAAAGATGCAAATGAATGTTTAGCCAAGTATGGAATGGATGGAGTATTGGAAAGCATAAATAACAAAATTGAATATCCTTTAGTCGGCATATTTACCTCCACAGACTTAAACGAAGAGATAGATAATTATTACAACAACGGATTGCCACAGGGCGAAACAATAGGCTTAGAAACATTTGATGAAAACCTTAAATTTCATTTAGGATACATCACAACAATTACAGGCATCCCAAATCACGGTAAATCTGAAGTATTAGATTTTATTTGTGCATCTTTAAACATTCGTGCGGGGTGGAAGTTTGGTTTATTCAGTCCTGAAAACTATCCTTTAGAACTTCACTTTAGCAAGTTTGCTGAGAAATTAATAGGAAAAGCATTTGATGGAAACTACAAAATGAATAAAATGGAATTGGAATTGGCCAAAGATTACTTTTCAAAAAACTTCTTTTTCATAAAACCCGAAAATGATTTTAAACTTGAGGATATTTTGCGGATGGTAAAAAGTTTAATTAGAAAATACGGAGTAAATGCCTTTGTAATTGATGCTTGGAATAAACTTGAACACAATGAAGATTCAACACACTATGTTTCAAAACAATTGGATATATTGGCAACATTTTGTGAAAGAAATATGGTGCATTGTTTTCTTGTAGCCCACCCAACAAAGATTATGAAAGATAAAAAAACGGGATTATTTGAAGTGCCAAACCTTTACAACATAAATGGCTCTGCAAACTTCTTCAATAAAACTCACAACGGATTAACCGTATATCGCAACTATGATTCCAAGAAAACAGAAATATACATACAAAAAGTAAAATTTAAACACTGGGGACAGTCAGGCACAATGTGTTCTTTAGGTTGGCATTTTATCAATGGCCGCTATTATACATTTATCCCCGACAATACCAATTGGATATTAGGCGAAAAGAAACAAGTAGAAGCATTTGAACTACCACCAACCCCAATAAAGCCCAACGGAGCATTTGACACACCAATAAACAAAAAAGATAATTGGGACTTTATCCCAAAGAATGAATTTAACGACATAGGCAACGATGCCTTTTAACGACAAAACAAAAATAATAGATTTGATTTTCAGCAAGTTATAAAAAATAAGCAAAATATTTTTGATTACGTATTGCAGATATAAAAAATAGATGTACATTTGTCAAAGAAATAACAATCAAAAAAATAGAAACTATGAAAACAACAATAAACAAAACTTGGTTTAAAAATCAATTAAAAAAAGGAAATCTATTAGTTAAATGCACTGGTAAATATACCGATGACTATGCTTTTGATAATGCAACAAATTTTTCATCAGACAAAGAATTTAAAAAGGCAGATGCCAATATGTTTGATGATTGGTATTTAGGTGTTTTAAAAGTTTGGGGCGATAAGCAATCCGAAATAAATGCTTGTTTTGCACATTGTGAATATTATACTTTTAAAGTTGCACAATAAAATGGAAACTAAAAAACAAAGAGGCGGCACAAGGTTAAACGCTGGCCCTAAATTCAAGTACGGTGAGCCAACAACTCCCGTACTTATCCGAGTGCCTAATTCCAAGATTGCAATATTCAGGGCTAAGGCAAAAGAAATTCTAAAAGTTTGGGAAACAGATTTGACAATTAAATAATTTGTATATTTGCACAATGGCAATAGCCGATAAATACGATTAAATACGAATGGCAAAATTTGAGAAAGGCAATTCGGGAAAACCGAAGGGAGCAAAAAATAAAATAACTAAATCAGTTAAAGAAGTAGTTTTTGATGTATTTGAAAAGCTACAAGCAGACCCAAAAGCAAATTTATTAATTTGGGGAAGAAACAACACAACTGAATTTTATAAGATTGCTGCCAAGCTAATTCCAACAGACATAAAAGCAGACATTGAAAGTAAAAGTGATTTACTTATAAAAGTTGTTCGTGAGTGAGATAATTGTAAAACTCCAAAAAAGGCATATCAGCCAAGAGTTGATAATGCAAACAAAAAGGCGATTCAATGTTTTGAAATGTGGAAGGAGATTTGGAAAAACCTCCATTGCCAAAGAACTAATTATTGAACCTGCATTGGATGGATTTCCAGTAGC